GCGAACGTTGGTACCCAAACTCATATGGTCAAAAGACGGATATCCAGTGGCAAATGTCGGCAACTGGCACCGCATATGCTGCTGGCTTTACGGCTGAAGGCATCTTAGTAGCAAACGACGGTACTATTTTCTAAGGATAGAAAATGACCACCAGCGGCATTTATACGTTTAATCCGTCGCTTGGCGAAATCGTCTTGAATGCGTATGCACGTTGCGGTGTACGCAGGACCGCCATTATGCAAGAGCATATGACGGATGCGCGGTTTGAAACCAACCTCATGCTTGCTTCTTGGGCTAACCAAGGGGTTAACTTGTGGGAAGTTGTGCTTATTTCCGTGCCATTGGTGCAGGGACAGACAACTTATACGGTCCCGCAAAAGGTTGTGATGATTCTTGATGCCGTTATTCAACAGAATACTGGCACTTCATCGCAGTTTGACCGTGTTATTATGCCTATTTCACGCACAGAATACAGCCAAACGCCTAATAAATTGCAGCAAGCGCCGCCTACGGTGTTTTGGTTTGACCGTTTAATCAACCCAACGGTTACGTTGTGGCCTGTTCCGGATCAATCAAACTATTATACGTTAAACTATTATGCGGTGACGCAGATTCAGGATGCTGAATTGACGGACGCACAGACGGTTGACGTGCCATATCGTTGGTTGGATGCGTTAGCGGCAGGTTTGGCGGCACGTCTGGCGGCTATTTATGCGCCGGATCGCATGCAAATGTTGGAGGCTAAGGCCCAGCAAGCGTATATGATAGCTGCTACACAGGACGTTGAAAATGTGCCACTTTATATAATGCCCGGATTGGCCGGATATTTCAGAATATCATGAGATATCAATGACTTATACATTATACGTCGCTGAAAATAAATTAAATGGTAAACGTTATGTAGGTATAACGGGCCGTTCAATTTTGCGTCGTTGGACAGAACATATTTCCCAAGCAAGATTGGGGCATAATAAGGGTATTTTTTACAAAGCAATTCGTAAATATGGGGAAGATAAGTTTGATGTTTATGAAGCGGATTATGCTGATTCCTTAGAAGAAGCAAAAAATTTGGAAATAAAAATTATTTCTGAATTAGCGCCTGAATATAATTCAACAAAAGGAGGCGGTGGTCGACTTGGTGGCGTGATGTCTGAAGAAGCCAGACAAAAAATTAAACAAGTTCATATGGGGAATAAATATCGTTTGGGAAAAACCCATACTGAACAAACACGTAAAAAACTTAAAGAAACTGCGTATAAAAATTTTGAAATGTGGAAAAAATATGCGGAAATGGGGCCAGCATCTGTGGCAAGAAAAGTAATTTGCTTGGATGATGGGAAAATTTACGCATCCGCCAGCGAAGCTGCAAGAATCTATAATGTGTCAAGAAGCGCATTAATTGAATTGTGTTTGGGGAAAAACGGCAGAAAAACTGTTGGTGGCAAACGGTTTTGTTATGAGGTTAATCATGGCGTATAGACCTCATGGGCATGCTTTTGTTAACCCTAATGCGCCTTCTGCTTGGGGTAGATGCGACAGGTGCGGGTGGATTTACAACCATAAAGCATTGAAATGGCAGTTTGATTTCCGTGGTCCGCAATTGCAGAACTTGCGATTTTTGGTGTGCGAAAAATGCTATGACAAACCACAGGCGCAATTGAAACCAATATTGACTACACAAGATCCGATTCCTGTGTTGAACGCCCGTCCCGATTCGTATGACATATACAATACCAGCAATCTGGCGGAACCCGGCTTTACCATTAATACCCAAACAGGCATCCCAGTCCCTAATAATGTGGATTTGATTACGGAAGATGGGCAAAGCCTTACGGTACAGCCAATCGGCAAGCCAGCGGACCTTGATCCAAATGCATTAATGCCACTGATCAACCAGACGGTTTTTGACGTGCTGTTACCTGTTGTATCCATCACAGCCAACGGCACAACTACTATTACCGTAACACTTTCTACCGCAAATAGCCTTGTAACTAATAGTCAGATATCAGTTACGGGTACGACAAATAATGATGCTATGGGGATGTTTAGCATCACTGTTTTGTCAGCTACAACCTTCACATATCAAGCCAACAAAGCTATACCTTCTGGTGGACTTTTGGGTGCAAATACACGTATAGTAACAGCGTCCGTTGGTATACCGCCGCAATACACACAAATTGTTCAGACAGGTGCGTAAATGTCAAATGTTTCCATTTCAAACCTGCCTTCAACGACAGCGGCAACGGCCAACAATCAAATTCCTGCTGTTCAAAACGGTACGACTGTTTATTTAACCGTAGACCAAATTGCGAAATATACGCAGCAAACGTATCCAATCACGGGCATTACTTCTATTACCGCCCAGTCACCACTATCAGGCGGCACCATTACGTCGTCTGGTACAATTGGTTTAACGACCAGCAGCATTAATAATACGTATCTTGCTCCTATGGCGGCGAACACCATCAAGGGGAACAATACGGGGTCGTCGGCAAATCCGACGGATTTAACTGTTTTAAACCTTCAAAACATGCTTGGCTTTGGGACAACCAATGCCAATACGGTGCTTGCAAATATTACGGGAACAGGCAACGCAATGGCAGCAACGTCTGTTACGGCGTTGTTTGATAGTGCATTTACAAGCACTCAGGGTTCTATTTTATACCGCAGCGCAACAAATTGGGTTCCTCTTGGGCCATCTTCTGCGGGCGCTGTTCTTATTTCCGGCGGTTCAAATGCCAATCCTTCTTGGTCTACGTCCGCTGGGTCTGGAACCGTAACAACCGTTAACACTGGAACGGGCCTTACGGGCGGGCCTATCACGACATCTGGTACGATTAGCATTGCAAATACGACCGTGACTGCGGGTTCCTATGGAACAGCCTCATCCGTTCCTTCAATTACGGTAAACGCACAGGGGCAATTAACCGCCGCATCTAATACGCCGATATCCATCCCATCTTCTGCAATTAATACTGCCATCCCAAATGCCAGCTTAGCCAACAGCAGCATTACAATTAATGGCAATTCTGTAAGCCTTGGTGGGTCAACCACGGTCACGGCAAGTACAACTGGTACGTTGACACTTGGAACAGGCTTATCTGGAACATCATTCAATGGATCGACTAATGTAACAGCGGCCATTGCAAATACCACTGTTACAGCTAACTCATATGGCTCAGCAGCAACTGTTCCAACATTTACTGTCAATGCTCAGGGACAATTAACTGCTGCCTCAAATACGACAATTTCTATACCATCTTCAGCAATTAACACTGCAATACCCAATAGCGGATTGGCTAATAGCAGCGTCACCATTAATGGAAATTCCGTTAGCTTGGGCGGGTCAACTACAATTACGGCCAGCACGACCGGAACTTTGACGCTTGGTACTGGGCTATCCGGCACGTCATTTAATGGTTCAACCAATGTGACGGCGGCTATTGCCAATACAACAGTAACGGCTGGGTCTTATGGTGCATCTACGGCCATACCGACATTTACTGTTAATGCCCAAGGACAATTGACGGTTGCATCAACGGCAGTTGTAATTGCTCCCGCTGGTACGCTTTCTGGTACAACATTAAATTCTTCCGTTGTTTCTTCGTCTTTAACCAGCGTAGGAACAATTGGCACTGGCGTTTGGCAGGGGTCAACCATTGGCGTTGCTTATGGCGGTACGGGCGTTACAACTTCAACGGGTTCTGGGTCGGTTGTTCTTTCAAACTCACCAACTTTGGTAACCCCCGCACTTGGAACGCCAACGTCTGTAACCCTTACAAACGCAACGGGCTTGCCGTTAACCACTGGCGTCACTGGTACGCTACCTATTGCTAATGGCGGCACTGGAATTACGTCTTTTGGGACTGGCGTTCAAACCGCCTTGGGTCAGGCCGTTACTGGCTCTGGAAGCATTGTTCTTGCAACATCTCCAACGCTTGTTACGCCAATATTGGGTGCAGCATCCGCTACCAGCGTTTCTATGACATCTGGTACGGTTTCAAGCACACCAGTCAATCCAACGGATATTGCAAATAAGTCCTATGTGGATTCGGTTGCTCAGGGATTGGATGTAAAATCTCCAGTTCTTGTTGGGACAACAGCAAATATTACATTGTCTGGAGAACAGACAATTGATGGAATTTTAACATCTTCCAGCAGAGTTTTGGTTAAAAACCAGACAACGCAATCACAAAACGGAATTTATGTCTCCTCTTCTGGCACATGGAGCCGTTCTTCTGACGCAAATACATGGAACCAATTGGTTTCAGCATTTGTTTTTGTTGAAGAGGGGACAACACAGGCTGATACTGGTTGGGTCTGTACGGTTGATCCGGGCGGAACTTTGGGAACTACTCCCGTTACTTGGGCGCAATTCTCTGGTGCGGGAACTTACCAAGCCGGTACAGGGCTTACATTATCAGGCAACGTATTCAGCATTACAAATACCGCTGTTACGGCAACATCTTATGGTTCTGCTTCTTCCGTGCCAACCTTTACGGTTAACGCTCAGGGGCAGTTAACGGCGGCTTCTAACACGTCTATTGCCATCGCGGGATCGCAAATTACGTCTGGTTCAGTTGGAGCCACTGTTGGTGGCACGGGCCAAACTGCGGTTGCTACGGGTGACTTGTTGTATGGTTCGGCTACCAATACATGGTCACGTCTTGCGGCGGGTACAAACGGTTATGTTCTTACATTGTCTGGCGGCGTCCCAATTTGGGCAGCATCCACGGGCGGTGTTACGTCATTCTCAGCGGGTACAACAGGATTTACACCTTCCACTGGAACAACGGGCGCAATTACTCTTGCTGGCACGTTGAATACTTCTAATGGCGGTACTGGGCTAACGTCATTTACATCGGGCGGCGCATTATACGCCACTTCGTCGTCGGCATTAACATCCGGTACATTGCCAGTCACAGCGGGTGGTACGGGCTTCGCATCCCTGACCGCCAATTACATTCCATACGGCAACGGCACAAGCGCCCTACAAAGTGCATCAAACTTTACGTTTAATGGCACAACATTAAGTTCGCCTAACCACCTAAGCACAGCAACAATTGCAACCCCCGCAAATGTGGGCGCGTACTCCTATGGTAGTCTAAATTACTATGATACTGGCCTTTTCGGAACTTTCGCTACTACTATCAACGGGTACGGATATTTAGCTGTACAAAACCAAAGCGGCGGCGGTTTCGCATCTACCGATTTTGCAATTTATAATAATAATGCTGGTTCAACTTATGTTAACGCTGGCATTAATAGTTCTGGTTATGGTTCGTTCAGTGGAACTGGCGGAACTGGCGGCGTATCAAGCACCACTTTGACAATTTCGGCTGTATCAACTGGCAATTTGCTTTATGGGGCGGTTGTTTCCGGCACTGGTATTACTGGCTCGCCTACAATCACTACCCAATTGACCGCAACTGGTTCGCCAGCCGCATCGCCAACCGCAACTGGAACAAGCGGCGCTTCGGTTATTACCGTATCGTCAAATACTGGGATTGTTATCGGGCAACTAATTTCCGGGACAGGTATTCCAGCCGGGACATTTGTTGGAAGTTTTGGAACATCAAACCCGCTTCAAATTAACTTGGTTAATGCGTCGTTGGCATCTGTCAACCTAACGACAAACGCAAGCGGAACGTATAATTTTTACCTACAGGGTGGGACGGGAACGTATACTTTAAGTTCCGCGCAGACGGTCAGCAATGGCACTACAATTACTGCCCAAGTTGCTGGGTCGTTCAACCAACCAAACAACGGTTACCTTTATGCGTATAGTTCGGACATGGTTATTGGCACATATTCCGCTAATAGCTTGCGGTTGAATGTCAATAATAGCACAACCGATTCTATGTTAATTAGTGGTTCTACGGGATTGGTATCGTTCCCCGGTACTGGGGCAATAACCCTTCCAGTCGGAACGACCGCCCAAGAGCCTACGGGCGCGACAGGCATGATCCGCTTTAATACGGATAAAACTGCTTTTGAAGGCTATAATGGGTCTGCTTGGTCATCCATTGGTGGCGGCGCGACTGGCGGCGGAACTGACCAGATTTTTTGGCAAAATGGTCAAACCGTGAATACATCTTACTCAATTCCTGCTAATACTAACTCAGGAACCTTCGGACCCATTGTTATTTCTTCCTCCGCCACGATCACTATTCCAGCATCTTCAACTTGGACCGTAATATGAGCATTTCTAATCTTACAAAAGATGAAGCAAAAACAGCATTTAACTATGTTGATGGTGTTCTTTTATGGAAACCCCGCAATATAAATAAAAATTGGGATACCCGTTGGAGCGGGAAACCTGTTGGGCGAACTAAATCTGATGGCCGTATGGATATTTCTTACGGTAATAAGCGCATAAAATATCACAGAGCAGTTTGGAATTGGTGGTTAGGCCATATTCCTGAAGATATGGAAATTGACCATATAAATGGCAATCCATCAGATAATCGTATTGAAAATCTTAGAATGTGCAGTCACCAAAACAATATGTTAAACCGCAAAATTCAATCCAATAATAAATGTGGAAATAAAAACATTTATTTTCGCAAAAACCGTAATGTTTGGGTTGTAGGCATTAGCAATAAAGGAAAAAGGTTTGTTCAAGAATGCAAAACACTGGAAGAAGCAAAAGAAGTAGCATATAATGTACGTATGGAATTGCATGGGCAGTTTGCTAATCACGGCCAACATCTGGCGGAGGCAGCATAATGGGTAACGTCACTTTAAATGGTTCTTCGTCTGGGCAAATCACCCTGTCGCCTGCGGCTGTGGCGGGTACGAATACGCTAACCCTGCCAGCGGCTACAGGCACAGTTTTAGCATCCACAGCAGTATCTTCATCGTCAACCAATACGGTAACTAATAAAATTGCCATAAACATTGGTGGCACGACGTATTATTTGCTTGCATCCACATCAGGAACCTAATTCATGGCCGCAACTCTTAAAACAACAGTTATCCAAGAACCATCTTCTGGTACGGTTAACATGACGCTTGGTTCCACGGGCGGCGTAACCTTTGGCGCGGCTGCAACAACCAATACAATCACAAGTGCGGCGGCTACTGCATTGACGATTCAGTCTGCGGGTACGACCGCAATGACGATTGATACGTCCCAGAATGTAGGTATTGGGACGACTTCTCCTAGTTCTTACAATAAATTGACTGTTGGAACATTTTCAAATTTAGATGGAACCGGTATTCTTTATCAATCCGCACCTGATGGGGTAAGCGGCGGCGCACTTAACTTCTTTGCCTACAACAACTCAACTCCTATTAAGCAAGCCTATATCCAGACAGTATGCGTAAGTGGAACAGTTGGGTCTGAAGGCAGTGTAATGAAGTTTGCCACCATTGGTAGTGGCACTTTGGCAGAACGTATGCGCATCGACTCCTCCGGCAATCTGCTGGTGGGGACGACTTCCCAGATTGGTGGCGCAAGAGTTAATTTTGTCCAACCAAATTCCTCAACTGATATGAAAGTTGTTGTTGGTGTAACGACTGGTACAAACTCACCATATTTGGCATTTGTAAGCAATACTACATCTGTGGTTGGAACAGAAAATAGTTCTGGCGGCAATCTTGTCAGCGGTTCGTCTGCTTACGCTACAATTTTATCAAATGGCGGCGCTTATCCTATTCAATTTGGCACTAATAATACTATCCGTGCCACCATCGACTCCTCCGGCAATCTGCTGGTGGGGACGACGACGTCATCTTACGGAAAATTAGAAGTAGACGTTAATATATCTGGTGCGGGTGGTGCTTCGCGTTTTATTAATAACGGAACTACTGGATATACTGGCGAACTTGTGCAGATGATCACAGGGCAAGGTGCTTCTACCGCATACAGTATTCTTGCTTGTTATTATTCAGGCGGGGGCGCTTACGCGTTTAGGGTACGTGGTGATGGTACTCTTTTTGCTCAAAATACAACTGTTCAATCAGCTTCAGATCAACGGCTTAAAGAAAACATTGTAGATGCTACAGATGGTTTAAACATTATCACCGCTTTAAAACCACGTCGTTTTGATTGGAAAGAAGGACAAGGTAACGGTAAGAAAAACCAACTTGGATTTATTGCACAAGAAATAGAACAAGTATTTCCTGAAGCAACGGATGTATGGGGAGAAAGTAATGATCCTTCTAACCCATATAAGTCAGTTGGCCCAAGCGCATTAATTCCTGTGCTTGTAAAAGCAATTCAAGAACTTTCCGCCAAAGTAGACGCCCAAGCCGCTGAAATCACCGCCCTTCAAGCCAAGGTAGGAGCATAATATGGCCATCACACTATCAGGAAGTGCGGGAATACAAAACGTCCTTGGTTCAGCATCTGCTCCCGCTGACACGAACACCACCACACCTACCACGGGTGTCTATTACCCATCCGCCACAACATGGGGCGTATCTACGGCGGGTACTAATGCGCTGTATATAGATGCCAGCCAGAATGTGGGTATTGGGACGACTTCGCCGGGCGTTAAACTGGATGTTTCCGGCTCTAACGGGAACTTTATACGTTACACGTCTACTGGCGGCGTTTCATCTATATTGGGTGATTCAAGTGGCACTTCTGGGCAGGCAGGCACAACATCAAATCATCCTTTTAATATTATTACAAATGCTACCCCCCGCATATCATTAGATACTTCCGGCAACGTAGGTATTGGGGTATCATCTAATTTATCTAATACCCTTGTTTTGCCATCTACAAATGGAAATGGAATCGCATTTGGCCCCACAACAAGCAATTTTTCAACAATTTGGAATGAATATAGTTCTGGTGATTTACTCTTAGCATCCAGTCTTTATGGCAGCACTTCTTCGCAAACTGTTTTATCGGCATACACAGGTACGGTTGCAAACAATGCAATAAGACTTGCCAACAATGGTTATATAGCGTTTTACACAAACAGCGCTACTGCTCAAACTCGTGGTACCACATATAGTTTAAGTTCATATGAACGTATGCGTATTGACACCTCCGGCAATCTGCTGGTGGGGTATACGTCATCAAACGGTTCATACAAACTTCAAGTAAATAGCCAAATATTTGCTACATCGTCAACCATTGCAACGTCTGATGCCAATTACAAAACTAATGTCACGCCGCTTACTGGCGCGTTAGACCTTGTAAGCAAATTAAATCCGGTTTCATTTAATTGGAAACAGCATCCGGTTCACGATTTTGATACACAAAACACAACGGTTGGGTTTTTGGCCCAAGAAGTGCAAACTGCATTGTCCGGTCAGGTTTATGTCAACAGCATAATTAAAGAAAGCGAAGTTACGCTTCTTGATAAAACCAAAGAGAAATTTCTTGGTATTGCGGAAGGCAACATGATTGCCATTCTTACAAAAGCAATTCAAGAACTTAAAGCAGAATTTGACCAGTATAAGGCCGCGCACCCATGACCTTAGACTGGCAGCAAATCGTTAACATCATCATTACGGCGGGGTTTGCTGCGGTAGGGTATTTCTATACTCAAATCGTCAATGAGCAAAACCGTGACCGCCAAATGATAAATGACATACGGGTTGATCTGCCTACAAAATATGTCAGCAAAGACGATCTTATGTCCCACTTAAACCGGATTGAGGCCATGCTGACAAAGATATTTGATAGACTTGAACAGAAGGTGGATAAATAATGGCTACCACCAGTAATAAGCAGTTAAACAAGCCAACATATAATCAGACATCGCCAACGTGGGATATCCCACTAAACGCGAATGCTGATATTTTGGATGCGGCCTTAGGCTCCACCGCCTCAGTTGCTTTGACGAATACAAATGTTACCCTTACATCTACCCAATGCCAAAATATGCGTATTTTGCTTACGGGTACTATTTCTACCAACATTACAATAACATTCCCATCAGAGGGCGGATTTTGGATTGTTTCCAATCAGACCATTGGCGCGTATTATATTACAGCAGCATCGGCTGGCGGCGGAAACGCTGTTATAATCAATCAAGGTTTTAACGTAACCGTATATTCTGATGGAACAAATATATTTTACGCCAACGACGGGCTAACATCTACCGCCGGGGCGGCAAACGGAATATTTTATTTGAACAATCAAGAAGTTACCGCTAATTATACAATACCATCAAATCAAAACGCCATGACGGCGGGGCCTATTACGATTGATGCTGGAGTTACAATAGTTGTTAATTCACCGTCTACTTGGACAATTATATAGGAGATAAAAATGGAAAATTTGAAATTGAACCTTAGCTTAACGGTTTCTGAAATTAATGTCGTACTTGCTGGTCTTGGAAAGCTACCTCTTGAGGCGGGCATTGCGGTGTACGAAAATATTAAAACCCAAGCACAGCCTCAGATTAATGCGGCTGAAACCGCATCATCTGCTCCCGCTCCTGTGGATACGCCCGCTCAGTAATGAAAGTAGGCAGTCGTGAACTATACGGATTATTTGTCTCAGATTTCTACTCTGGCAGTTGTCCCCACGACTGATCCTAACTTTTTGATCATTTTACCTCAGGCGATTAATTATGCCCAATTGCGTATGCAACGAGACATAGATTTCCTGTCAACACAGGTGTACGACTCAACATCGTACACCACCACCTCCGGCAACAATCTGGTCACTATACCTACGGCAGCGTTCATTACGTTGCAGACGATTCAGGTAAATAACAATGGCGTAAACTATCCATTGACCCCTGTGGCGAAGGAATATATCCAATCTGTATATAATAGTGTTGCCAGTTCGGGAGTTCCAAGTGTCTTTGCTGTGTATGGCGGTGATTCGGCCACGACTGGAAATACAAGCCAGTACATTCTCCTTGGGCCGTATCCTAACGCATCTTATTCATTAACTTTAACGGGAACAGTGCATTCCAACCCGTTGGGTGGACTGCCAAGCATTGCTTCTGTAAACACAATCAATACACAAGCAACGATTACGTTTTCTTCCGCTCATGGGTTAACGACAGGAAATACCGTTTATTTGGGCAACTTCAGCCCTTTATCGTACAATGGTTCGTATGCAGTTTCAGTAGTTAACTCAACCGTTATCCAAATTACGTTGGGCGGCCTTTATGGAAACCCAACATCCATTGGTTATGCGGCCAACGGAAACAATGCCAATTTTATCTCAACTTATTTGCCGGATATGTTAATTGCGGCATCTATGATTTACATTGGCGGTTATCAACGCAATTTTTCATCAACGGGCGCTGACCAACAAATGCCTGTGAATTGGGAGCAGCAGTATCAGACGCTCCTTAAAGGTGCGATGGTAGAGGAGTATAGGAAAAAATTTCAATCCTCAGCTTGGGGATCGCAATCGCCTTCACCTATTGCTACACCGCCAAGGGGGTAACCTATGGCACGTAGTACGCTCAAACTGATTCCGGGAACGGATTTAATTGTAACGCCAGTTCTAAATGAAGCGGCGTTATCACAGACCAATTTGATTCGGTTTCTTCCAGACCGCAATAATTTTGGCTTGCCCCAAAAACTGGGCGGTTGGGTTGCATATTATAACTCCCCAATTCAATCTACCGTAAGGGCCTTAAAAGGGTTTGCGGATTTAGATGCGGTAAACCATCTTGCAATTGGCGCGACAAACGAATTGGATGTTTTAACCAATGGCAGCTTATCCAATATTACGCCGTATATTTACACGGATAATCCAGCGCCAAATTATACAACTTCCGCAGGTTCTTCCACAGTAACCGTTAGTGACTCTAACATCACTACGTCTAATTTAGATTATGTGGAATTTGTTACCCCTGTGTCTGTCGGGGGAATTGTCTTAACAGGTCCATATAATACAACTTTTGTATCCAGTTCATCCTATACGATAACAGCAGGTTCTGCCGCTACTTCCAACGTATCAAATGGCGGGTCTGTTTATGCGTTTACATCCGGATCTGGATCTCAAGTTGTCTCATGCAATTTTCCTAATCATGGATATAGCATTGGAACATCGTTTTATATTGGCGTTTCAACCAGCGTAGGTGGAATAAATTTATTTGGACTTTATACGGTTTTATCCGTTACTGATGCAAATAACTTCACGTTTAATTCTGGAACCACAGCAACATCTACAACTGGCCCCGTTTCAATTAATGCGGGAAACGTAAACATTAATTATTATGTTACGGGAAACCCTCAAATCCAAGGTTCTGGGTTTGGTGTTGTTAGCCAGTCTTTTGTAAATGGCTCTATTTCTGGAACACTTTTAACGGTCGCATCATTTGCCTCAGGTGTTCCATTATCTGTTGGAATGACAATTACGGGATCAGGTATTGCGTCTAACACGGTTGTCACCGCTTACGGAACGGGCAGAGGCGGCGCTGGAACTTATACGGTAAGCATCAGCCAAACCGTATCATCTACATCAATAACAGGTACGGGAAGTTATGGATTCGGTGGATTTGGTATAGGCGTTTCGTTCTCTTCTTCTTTACCGGGGTCGCCAATTACGGCTGAAGATTGGTCTTTGGACAATTTCGGTCAGGATTTGGTTGCTTGCCCTGCTGGCGGCGCTATTTATTATTGGCAGCCTAATGGTTCGTTTTTGAACGCGCAATTGCTTGGTTCGCAAGTTCCGCTGGTCAATGATGGAATATTTATCGCTATGCCACAGCGTCAAGTTGTTGCGTGGGGTAGTTCATTTACGCTTCAACAAGACCCTCTTTTGATTCGCTGGTCTGATGTTTCCGATTTTACGACGTGGATAGGAACCGCTCAAAACCAAGCAGGTTCTTTCCGCATACCTACGGGTTCCAAAATTGTAACTTGCGTTCAGGCGGCACAACAAGGTCTAATTTGGACTGATTTGGACTTATGGTCCATGCAGTATATTGGTGCGCCTCTGGTTTATGGGTTTAACAAGATCGGTGCAAATTGCGGCGCTATTTCCCGCAAATGTGTTGGTCAATTAAACAACACTATCTATTGGATGTCTCAAAAGCAGTTCTTTATGAATGCTGGCCAAGGTCCCCAACCAATGCCTTGCCCTGTTTGGGACGTTCTTTTTCAAAACCTTAATACGGGAAGCGATGCTAATGGCGTACCGTACACCCAACATATTCGTTGCGCGGTTAATAGCCAATTTAATGAAATAACTTGGTATTACCCATCCGTTAATAGCACGAACGGGGAAAATGATTCTTATGTCAAATTTAACATGTCAATCAACCAATGGGACTACGGTTCTCTTGGCCGTACTGCTTGGATTGATCAATCTGTGCTTGGGCCTCCCATTGGTGCTGGGACTGATAATTATTTATACCAGCATGAAATAGGAAACGATGCTGCATCCGGCACTCGGGCGGTCGCGATGAACTCTTCATTCCAAACGGGTTATTTTGAAATAGCTGATGCGGACAACATCATGTTTGTTGACCAAGTTTGGCCAGACATGAAATGGGGAACGTATAGCGGTAACCCAAATGCAACCGTTCAAATGACATTTTATGGGACTAATTATCCGGGGGATACCCCAATTGTTTACGGGCCGTATCCTATGACGCAACAAACTGAATATATTTCCACCCGTATTCGGGCGCGTTTGATAGCAGTTAATGTATCATCTAATGACGTAGGCACATTCTGGCGGCTTGGCGGCATACGCTACCGCGCAAGTGCAGACGGAAAATATTGAGTAGGAGGTTTCCATCGCATCCTTAGACGACCTGTTATCCGCCCAAAAGAATGGTGTTGTAGCCCTTAACTCAATCGCAAACTATGACGGTTTGCGGACGGGGTATTATGGTTCAAAAAATACCAAAGAAATAGCAGCCGCTACCACTCAGGTGATAAAATCTTCATCTGGTTGGTTGGCGACAATTTCCGTCATAGCCGCAGGTTCTACGACTGGCTACATTTACGATACCAATAATTCCGGTTCACTGACGGGCAATAGGATTTACGCTATCCCGTCTTCTTTGGGGATTGGTATATACCAAATACAGATACCATTTGCGACGGGGCTTACAATTGTGACGGGAACAGGGTCAATTGTTTCCTTGACATATACCTAACAGGACTATCGAAATTTTAAATTTTAGTGTAAATATTTGGGATTAAGGAGACTAACATGGCCGGACAAGATCATATTTCCCACGCAGACAGGATTTCCCGTGAGAAATCAAGACCTTGCCACGTCGGTCTTATCACGATGGCGGTGGGTGGAAGAACCGATCACATTCCTATGAATGTGCTGGAGGGATCGTATGTTCTCCCCGCTGATATCGTATCAGGCTTAGGCGAAGGTAATACTTTGGCCGGATCCAAAATGATTGATACAATGTTTAAATCAGGCCCTTTTGGCGTAACAAGCAAACCCGCGCAAATGTCCGCCCCTAAATATCCAAACCCTATGGTTCCCGGATCCGCATCCGCCACATCGCCTTTTGGGATGAGTACAATGAGTTCAACACCCCAAATGGGTGGATTACCTCAAAAACAGGCCGCAAGCGGCGGCCCTATTATGTCTGGTCATTACCGCCCGGTTCCAATTGTCGCTGCTGGCGGGGAATATGTTGTTCACCCCGATGTCGTTAAACGGCTTGGCGGTGGCGATATGAACAAAGGCCATGATTATCTTGATAATTTCGTTAAAGGCGTTCGGCATCACTTGGTGAAAACGCTATCCAAACTTCCCGGCCCGCGCAGAGATTAAGGATTATTAATGGATTATAATGTCCGGTTAGCTGCCCCAGAAGACGAAGAGGCGATTTTGAAACTCCTTATGCTCATGCATGAGGAGAATGGTCTGTTTGAAATGGACTATGAAGCCGTTCGTGATATGGTTAAAAAGGTTCTTAACCGCGAAAACGGCATTATTGGCGTTATTGACGGTGAAAACGAAATTGAGGCCGCCGTTTGCTTGGTTATCGACAAACTTTGGTACGCTAAAACATGGTGTTTAAACGATGTTTTTAACTTTGTTGCGCCGCAACATAGGCGTTCAACACGGGCGAAATCATTAATTTCTTTCGCTAAAAACTATTCTGACATGGTTGGTATTCCACTTCTAATGGGAATCGTTTCCAACGTTAGAACAGAAGCAAAGATTAAGTTGCTGGAACGGCAAATGCGTAAAGCGGGTGCCTTTTTCATTTATAATTATGGTGGTGAAGCCCACGATAATCACGCGCATTAAAGGATAATACGATGGGTTCGTTGTGTGGTGCATTATTTGGTCAGTCTCAATCGACGACTTATCAGCCTCCAGAAGCGGTAAAGACTGCTGTTACTAATATATTAAATTCGGCTGCAACGCAGTCCCAACAGCCATACCCACAATACACTCCAGACACTTCCGCCCAATATATGAACTATGTTCCGGGCTTAGTTGCACCTATGACGCCAAATCAATATGGCGCTGGTCAATCAATTTCAGATTTGCAGGGTTATACGGACCCATATTTTGGGGCGGCAACTGGACTTTCCGCCGCTGCTGCTACGCCAATTCAGCTTCAGCAGTATAACCAGCAGAACATGAATCAATATATGAACCCATTTCTTAATAATGTGGTGAGTTCTGCTGTCGCAAATATTAACCAAACAAATGCCCAACAGCAGCAACAAGCGTTGGGCAGTGCAATTGGCCAAGGTGCTTATGGCGGTGATCGCGCTGGTATCGCTCAAGCAGAATTGGCACGTCAGCAGAATTTGGCTAATAACGCGACAATTTCTAACCTTCTCAATACTGGGTTCAATCAGGCCCAAGGTGAGTTTAATACTCAACAGCAAGCACAGGCTAATGCTCAATTGCAGAGCCAACAGCTTATGAACCAGTCTGGAATTAATCTTGCTAACTACGGCACCCAAGGCCAGCAAGCTGCATTGCAACAAGCTCAGGCTCAATATGGCTTTGGTACCGCAGAACAACAGCAGCAACAGGCAAATCTTTCTACCGCCTATCAACAATATCTTAACCAACAGATGTATCCTTACCAGCAACTCAGTTGGTATTCGCAATTGGCATCCGGCGCTGCGCCAGCAATGGGTGGTACTACGACTGGATATAGCCCAACTGTCAGCCCTGCTGCGGGCGCTCTTGGTGGGTTGTCTACGATTGGTGCGCTTGCAAATCCATCAATGCAGTCCGGTAATGCATTATCTTACGCAAACGCTGGTTTAGGAGCATTGGGTAACATTGGTGGAAGCATATTCAGCGCGTTTGGTTTAAAAGATGGTGGCCGCGTTGGGCATGCAGAGGGCGGTCGTGCAAAATATGCTAATGCAGGGGCGGTTTCTGAAAGCCCCGTCACGCAAGCGTATAATGATTATGTAAATTTGGCTAAATCTGGCACCGCCACAAAATCTCAAATAAACGCGGCTTACCAAAATTATTTACGCTCTTTCCAAGGCGCTACACCTCCTTGGAAAGGGGGCGCTACAACTACAACGCCAACCACACCAACAGCTCCAGCACCCATTACAACCCCAACAACGGGTGCCGTAGATAATACCACCAAAGTTGGCGGCGGTGGTGGGGCAACAACTCCTAATGGCGGCGGCGATGGCGGCGGTACTGTAAGCCCAATTTATAATGGCAACGGGGTTGTTACGGGGCGCGGGTCACTTGCTGGTCCCGGCGCTTCCGGCGGCCCAACTGATGATAATGGAGACAATCCCCGTGCTGGGGATACTCCCGGATTTGGCACGGGTGGCGACAACACTGTTGGCGGCGGGGGTGGATACGGCATTAATCAGCAAAAGGGTGTTCTGTCCGGCCTTATTGGTGGTGTTGACCCAGCAACGGGCGCTCAAACTGGTATTGCTGGTGCTGTAAATGCTTTATTAAAGGGCAACAGTTCGGGAACGATGAATGCTGTTTTAAATTCAAGCAACCGCGTTGCTGTGGACAGCAATGGAAATCCATTCCTTAGGGCGGATGGAACGCCTTATCCGAACACGACCAGCGGATTAACGGCGCAAGAATATGCGGATAAGTTTGCGAACGGAGACCTAAACAATGTAAGCGCCCGCATTTCAACGATTAACGGTGCGCCACAAATTGATTACTTTGTCGCAAGTGCAACTCCGGGTATTTTAAGCGCAGGATCGGTTCCCGCAACTCAATTATCGCCAACTGTTGCTCCAGTTCAGCAAACAAATCAAACTGATACTTCTGCAAATACGTCCAATATTACTGACCCATTGGCTGGCGGCGCTGATCTTGCAACCACCAAAGTAGCGCCAACTACGACAATTGATTCTGGCGGTTACAGTGGCATTCCCGCCAACAGCACAAGTTTATCTGCCTTGCAACGCCAACAAGAATTGGAAGGTACTCTTCCGGCTGGATTATTGGCGGCTACTTCGCAATTAGAAAGCTCCAACAATCCTAATGCCTCCAACGGCAATTCTGTTGGGCTGTATGGGTTCATGCCTACAACGGCGACTGGCCTTGGCCTTGTGGATCGAACTGATCCTACTTTATCTACGATTGCGGCTGGAACTGGTTATGGACCTATTATAAACTCACTACAAAATGCGGGGATTCAAAACCCATCTGCTGGCCAAGCTTACCTTGGTTGGCAGCAGGGCGCGACGGGGGCAAAAGCCTTGCTTACTGCACCCGATGGGACAAGCGCCGTTCAGGCGCTTATTAGTGCTGGCGTTGATCCTGATAAGGCGCAAGCAAGTATTGCGAACAATGTTCCCAAAGGCACGGATCCCAATATCAGCGCCGCTGATTTTTCAAAAATGTGGGTGGATAAAGCAAATGCTGCTGCGGCGGCTGCCGCAAACGCACAAGCGCCGTCTGCGCCTATTATTCCATCCGCTCCACTTCCACCCACTCAAGGTGATCAGAATTACACTGCTACACCCGTTCCAGTTCAAACAGACCTTAGTTATCTGCCAATTCAACAACCAGACACAAGCGACTCCGCGACTGGCCCCGGTGGCATTTTTGGTGGTGGCTCACAAACATCCGCAACTGGTGTTGGCGGAATTTTTGGTTCAACACCAACATCTTCTGGCGTCCTTCCTTCCGCTTCACAACAGGATTATTCAATTAATACGCCTCCCGGTGTTGTTAACGCTGCCGATCCTACTACGGTTGGGAACGGTCAAGGAAACATTCAAGGCGTCATTCCAGAACCCGTTCCGGCCCCAGAACCTGCGTCTTCTGGGGTTCTTCCTTCAGCCACAGGACAGGGCGGGATATTTGATAACAATCCAACCACAACTGCTATACCAAATCCTCCTGTTGTTGAAACGCCAGCTATGTCGGATCAAAACACAGCATTGGCTTCCGCACCTGCTCCAGAACCCGCTCCAGAACCCGCTCCAGAACCTGTATCTGCTCCGGATAATAGCAGTAATGATAACAGTAGCAGCAATGATAGCGGAGGGGGCTATTCTCCTTCTCCGGGAAGCGCAGAAAGCAGTTCCAATTACACTGGTGGTTATGGTCCTCCCGGTGGCGGTGGTGATGGCGGCGGTGGCGGCGGCGATGGCGGCGGAGGCGGCGGCGATCACGATAGCAAGCGTGGTGGCCGAATCAATTCGCATCATAACCATTACGCTCAAGGTGGCGTCACGCCTATTTCTATGGAATATGGCCTCCCAACTGAAAACGACATTGCGCAGATGGCGGCTGATTTTGCTGGTTCCGGCGCTGGTACACTTTCTATGCAGGGCGAAGCTTTGGGCGCAAAGGGCATCCTCCCCGCAACAAAATCGAAAAAGGGTGGCCGCATCCATGCGCGTTATGGCCAAGGCATAACGGCTCCAGATGATGATCATATCGCTGGGGATGATTCTTTCTACGATTCGGACGATGATGAAGCGGATACCAGCTATCTTCCGATTGAAAAGCCAGTGCCTTTCTCCCAGCGCGGATTTGCTGTTCCTCAGGTTTCCCCATCTGGATTGCCGCCCTCGTATAGAGATAGGCACCCAGAAGAATTTTCTTCACCTGAGCAGGAGCAAGCGGATTTGGATCGCGCCTACAATGTAGGCAAAACAATTATGGGTCGTATGGGTGAAAGCCCAGATGATGTTGCGTCCCGTGTTAAAACTGAAATGGCAACGCCAATAAGGGCGGCTGGAACTTATACAGCCCCTTACGACCGTTCCTTATCCAAGCCGGATGAGGGCGGTGGCGATAACGTTGTTCAGACCGCTGCTAAGGTAGCTTCCGAAAAAACAAAACCAACAACTTCAGCAACGACGGACTCATCCGGTTCTAATGCTGGTGTCACTAAGTTGGATTTGTCTAAAATGGATCAAGCGCCTGAACCCGCTCAAACATCGGCAAAGTCAACTGGCCCGCAAGTCGCTCAAGATATGACGCGCACACAATCCGACGCACCACAACCGGGCTTTGGATATATCGCGCCTCCTCCAGAGGACATGCGTAATTTCTTCGGCTTTAATTACGGAATGGGTTTGTTGTCCGGGCAAAATATTGCGGCTGCGGGTGATGCATTCGCCAAGAATGTTATGGCGCAACAAGAACAGCAACGCGCTACGATGACTTCTCAAGCGCAAGCTGCCCAAGCGTATGGTTCCGCTCAATCTTCTCAAGCGACCGCTGGTAAAACACGGGCGGAAGAAGAAATGTTACGTATCAGGCCAAATATTTTTGGTGGAGATGCATATCTTTATGCGGGAACTCCAGAAAATCCCGTCATTAAAACAATCCCTATGGGTTCTGCTGGGCAATCACAAGTAGCAACCAAGCCGACCGGATTAGGTGACGCAATTGATTCTACATTAGATAATTATGGCGCAAATTTCAGACGCATGAATGAACAAAAGTTTATGCAGAAACCGGAAACGGCAGCCCAATATCAAAGTGAATTTATGAGAGAACAGCAAGAAGCTGCAAGGGTTGCAGCGGCAGCAAACGGTGGATTGGGTGATTTAAAAACAATGGCGCAAGCTTTGACATCAGCCGAAGGTGCAAAACTTGGGATGGGTGTTGGATCACAATTAGCAAACTCTGCGCGTAGAATTGCTTATTCCACAGCAAGGGCTTTGGGATATGACGGTCCTTCGCCAGAAAGTGATAATCCAGTTGTCGCTCAACAGGAACTTAATAAAATTCGCCAGTTTTTGGCTAACGCACAAGTTGGATCAATTACGCATAATGGTGCGGCAAGGCTTGTTGAAGCAACAGCCAATGCTCAACCAAATGTGGAATTGGAATCCGAATCCGCGAATAAACTTTTCACCAGTTTAGCGCGACAGAGCGTCATGGGTCGTGACTATCAAAAAATAGTTAACGCTTATGGTGCGAAGACGGGCGGCATGGGTACGGATGTTCAACAAGCGTATCAAAATGCGATGCCAACTGATAGATACAACCATGAGCAAGATGTGCTTGAAACGCTTGTCTCTCCACAAAATAGTTGGAAAGATAGCAACGGTAAAACGCACAATTTGGTCACGGATTTATTGGATGGAACAAGAACAAAAGCACAGTTTGATGCTAAGGTTTCTGAATATTTCTCTAAAAAATATCCTGACATTTCAAACTTATCGCGGTGGTTGGTGAATTAAAATGGCTGACGATCAATCGACGGATCCTTTTGATGCTGTAATGCAACGTAGTCCTGTTGGGCAGATAAACTCTTCTCAACAGGCTGAGGATCCTTTTGATGTTGTTATGTCTAAAAAACCAACCGACTCAACACAAGAACCCTCACCCCCTACGGATGAATATGAGCAGCGTATCCAAAAATTTATGCCGGAAGCGCAAAAAAGAGCCGCTGCTTTAGGAACTTTAGGCGGTGTAGAGGCTGGTATTTATCGTATTCCAATTGTCGGTGACATCGCATCTGAAATTGGAGCGGACATTTCCGCTGCCCTTCCATCGGATATTTCTGAGGCGGAAGGTGCGACTTATTCTGAGCGCCGTCAAAACATTAAAGCGGGAATGGAAGCGACAAGACGCGCTCTTGCGGGGCAGCATCCTTATATTTCAACGGGTGCGGAAATAGCGGGTGGATTAGCGTTACCAGCGGGTGGTATTGCTGACATTGCGGAGGCCGCTACAGGGTCGCGCTTTGCGGGTCTGGCAGCGGAAGGTGCTGGGTATGGGGCTGGTGCTGCTGCTGCATCAAAGATTGGTACTACGCCAGAATCTGAACAACCAAGCGTTGGTGAATCCGCTCTTATAGGCGGCGGATTAGGCGCGGGTCTTGGGCTTGCGGGATCAGCCATTGGAACGGTCGCGGAAAAGTTTGCCCCTGACTGGATGAAAGCAATGGGCAGCGGCAAAGACAACTTCCAGCTTAGGGAATTTGCGAAAGCCTACGATCAGGATGTTAAATCCGGCAATGTCAAAATGACGTTTGACGATTATCAAAAAGCTATGGAACAGGGTCAGCCCGTATTGGTTACGGATCTTGGCGGCCCAAATGTGCAAGCCTTCATTAAGCGCGCTTTCCAAGATCAACCAGAGTTGGCTGATGATTTCCGCCAGACTTTAAGTTCGCGTCTTCAAAATGGCTCACGTCGTTTTACTGATTTTGCACAAGATATGACCGACAGCGATTTGAATGCTGATCAAATTTTAAAACAAGCGAAGAAAGTCGCGCAGGAAGAAAAAAACAATGCATATGCGAAAGCGTATGATCCAGACAATGCGCGGGGAGCATGGGATAAATCGTGGAACAATTACATTAATCTTCCTGAGGTTCGTCAAGCCATCATAAAAACAGAAGATGAACTTGCGCGGGAGGCAGATTACGAAGCTGCTGCTAAGGGCATGGAGTATGGGCAAGCACAAAAAATTGAAAGCCCATTTGTGACTAAAAACGTTATTTCGGGTGGAAAGCCCGCTGAAATGTTTGAATTTACTAATCCTGATGCGGTTAATGCTAAGTATTTGGATTATTTCCAGAGAAATTTAAATGACATCATTGATGATCTGCCGGGCAGCACCCGTGGCGGTGTAAAATCAAAGTTGATTGATTTCCGCCGTAATATTGTTGATTCACTAACAGACCCGGACAGTAAGCTTTACAACGCCGCATACGCAAAAGCTTTTAACTCTACCAATCTTTTCCGTGGGGAAAATGATGCTTTTACGTTTGGTTTAAATTTCTTTGGCAGCCGTCGGAGTGCGTTAAAATCTTCGCAAATCCAAAATGCAACATCGCAGATGACGGATCAGGAGAAGAACTTATTTACTCAAGGCGTCATGGCGGACATGCTTTCTAAAGCCCGCAATTCTGATGGGTCAATTAATTCCCGCGCTTTGCAGACTTATTTCACGCCGGGACCAATGTATAATGCATTAAAGAACGCTATGGATCCCGTGCAGTTAGGTGATTTGCAAAGGTTCGCCAATACGGAGTCTGTTATTTCTGATGCGGTGCAGCAAGCCCGTAGATTGGGCGGCTCACAACAACGGGTCACGCATGATTTAGAAACGATTATCGCGTTTCAAATGTTTCATGGGTTAGGGTTGGCCCGTATTATTGCCCAATTCGGCAACCATTACCTTGGAGATAAATACGCACGTAGTTTGATTTCAAAATTAACATCAAATGATTCGTCGCAAATTCGCGATGCGTATGATGAAATTTCAAAAGATCCCACCGCACGGGCTGGTATCTCACGCATGTTAGCAGTTTTAGCTGCTCAAGGCGGTCTTGGTTCAGCAAATGTTGTAGGACGAAAGGATGGGGGGAAAGTTGGGAAAAGAAAATCTTCGCGGCATCCCGCCAGTATGATTCCGGGAACTCATATTATTACCGCGAAAGTGGGTGAACCTGTATTTAGCGGGAGAGCGTGATGGACGAAGAAAATCAAAACGGGATCACCGCCTACCACGGCTCCCCGCATGATTTTGAACAATTTGACACGTCCAAGATCGGCACGGGTGAAGGCGCACAATCGTATGGGCATGGGCTGTATTTTGCTGAAAATGAACGTGTAGCAAAAGGATATAAAAATAATTTATCTCCTACGCTTAAAGCACCCGATACCATAGACTCATTGCATAAACGTATTGGGCAAATGGCTCTTACCTTCGGCGATAATACTCCAGAAGGGGCTATTGCATGGTTGGATAAACATAAAAATGGGGCGGGTCATACGGCTCCAGCTATGACCGCAGAAGCTGTTTCTGCTGTTAAAAAACATTTTGAAAACGGAGAATTTCTCCCCGGTGGCCACATGTACGAGGTCGCCATCGACGCGCATCCTGATCACTTTTTGGATTGGGATAATCCAGTTGATTTACAACCATCTCATATTCAAGATGCAGTTTTTGATACTTTAATGAGCGCCCACGAAAAGGCGGGAAATAAAAAATTTATGATTGGTTCTTTTAGAGGGCCAATTAAGGATGAAGAAAACAAAAAGCATTCGCGTTGGGATACTTTGTCTGGCGGTGCAGTTCATAATATGCTTTCAAAAGTTTTTGAACCAGAAGAACTTTCCCGCTCTTTGTCAGCAAATGGCATTCATGGAATCAAATATCTTGATGAACAATCAAGAGAAAAGCGATTTGGCACCCACAACTACGTCGTCTTCGACCACAACCGCGTGAAGGTTAATCGTAAGTACGAGCAAGGCGGAATTGTTCATCGCGCTGAAGGCGGTAGCGTATTGGATGACGCGCCTACCATCGAAATGCCGCATTCTTTACAAGAATTGCAAAACTGGAAGAAAACACATCCAATTGTTCCTCAGCCGTCTTCTATGGATAATGTCTTTACGGGCCGCGCATCCGGCATTGAAGGGCAGCCGCCATTAGCAATGCCAATGAATTTGGCGGAGTTACAAGCTTACAAGCGCCCAATACGTGCGACAGGTGGTCGCATCCCTAACGCCGATAAACTTTTCAAAGAAGCGAAAAAAGAATTAGATAGTCACACAAAGCCCATGCTTTCGGTGGATGATGACGCAATTGTTCATGCTCTTCGGATTGCTCAGGGACGTGTGTAATGGATCCATTTACGCTCATAGCGGGTGCAACCGCCATCTATAACTCCATCAAGTCCGCCGTGGATTCGGGCAAGGATGTGATGGAGACTGCGGAGAAGGTGGGTAATCTTTTCAGTAAAGTTGCCCAAATCGTTACGATTGCGTCAACGCCGCGCAAAAAGAAAATGTTCCAGTCTCAGGCGGAGTTTGAGGCGGAGGCGGTTAAGATTTACGCCGCCAAGGCCAAGGCCCAGCAGATGCAGTTGGATGTTAAGAACATGTTTGTGGGTCAGTACGGCCCTGCTGCATGGGAAGGCATCCAGCGGTCTGTCATTGAGATGCGGAAAGAGGCTGCACGTCAGGCGGCTGCTGCGTTAAAGGAGCAAGAAGAAAACCGCAAGGATTTAATTATGGTTAGCAGCATCGTTGGTTTTCTGGTAGTAGGTATCGGTGCAATTGGCATTTTCCTCATGATAACGGTGAAATAAGATGGACATTCTTAAGACCTTTGGACCATTGCTTGGTTCAGTTGCCCCAACTATCGCGACGGCATTGCTTGGACCTGTTGGTGGCATG